CCTTTGCAGCCTCTGCTCTAGCCTTCTCAGCCTGTGCACCTTTCAATCCAAGCTCTGCTTGAGTCTTAAGCGATGTAGCTTTAACATCTTCATACTTAGCTGCTGCTACGATAGCTTTGTCAATCATACCTCTGGACTGATAAGCATTAATCAATGCAGGGTATAGTTGTTCAGAGTCAGTGAAGTCAACACCACTATCCTTCAGTTCTTTGAAGATAGCTTCTTGCTGTGCTGCTTCCTTCAACCGAGGATCTTCGATACCGAACAAACCACCTAAGGATCTAGCGGCTCTTTGAGCAGACGTTATACCAATATCAGCAACACCAGCCCAACCAGTCCTTCCTTGTCTGACATTCTGCTGATCTTGTTGTTCAATGGCTAACTGTGTTTCTGCAACACTAGGGCCAAATAAACTTGGTTGAGCCATTATTAAACTCCAATCTTAGTGAATGCGTTTGTAAGCAGGTTTGTTAGCAACTGACTACCTACATTAGATCCAGCCTGTACTGACCCTGCTTTTAATCTGGCTATCTCTGCTGCTATATCAGATTCAGCTCTTTGACCTGCTGTAGTTAGTAAACCTTTCTGGTAGGCTGTATTAGCTGCTTGTTGACCTAATGTAGCACCTAACTGTCCTGCTGCAAGCTGTTGTTGAGAAAGTTGCTGTAGTGGTGTAAAGGCTGCTTGTGCCTGAGACAGTAACGTACCACGTTCACCTAATGCAGCCTGTCTAGACTGTAGCTCACGCTGTAGTTGCTGCTGTGCTATAGCCTGTTCCTGAGCCAACAACTCTGGTGACGTACCACCATAAGCAGAACCACTTACACCCAATCTTCCTTGAGCACGTAAGCGTTCTTCAGTGGCTAGTCGCTGACGTTGTTGCTCTGGTGCGGACAATGCAGCTAACTTGTTGTAATAGTCCTGAGCTAATGTATCAACATTAGTTAACTGTGCTTGCTGTGCTGATCCTGCAGCAGCCTTTAACAAGTTATCTACTAATGTTTGTTGATCAGGACTAAGAGAAGTTTTCATTGCACCATCAGCAAACGAAGTACCAAATAAGTTTGTTGTTACACCATAAGGAGTAAAGTTAACACCACTAGCAGCATCCTTGTATGCGTTTCTAATATCTGTCTTAGCTGTTGATAAATCAGATGCTGCTGTATTCCTAGCAGCCATATCAATACCAGTACTAAATAAACTCTTTAGTCCCTCGGCATCAGTGATACCAATTGTCTTTAGTAAGTTACCTAAAGGATTATCACCAAATAAGTTAGTAGCGGCTCCGCCTGCGCCAGCAGTTCCAGCCGTGGTTGCTCCAGTAGTAGTTCCTGCTGTGGTAGTACCTGCGGTAGTTGCTCCTGTCGCAGCAGTACCAGCACCAGTTAATAAACCGCCTGCTGTAGCTCCAGTGCCTGCTGAAATACCACCTGTTACAGTACCACCACCACCAGTAACAGCACCTGTACCAGTTACTGCTCCTGTAGCGGCTGCGTCAGAAGCCGTTGTAACACCAGCAGCAACAGCATCAGAAACAGACAGGCCAGCAGCGACATTACCAGAGGCTACATCAGCAGCAATGTTTGCTAAGGCTGAGTTACCAGTAGCGGCTAGTGTTTGTGTATAGGCACTTGTTGCAGCCTGTGATGCTGCTCCCTCAACACCAGCAACAGCAAGGTCAGAAGCCCCACTAAGTAAACCTCCTGCTGTGGCTCCGGCAGTAGCTCCTGTAAGACCTGCTAATTCAGCGCCAGTACCTGCAATAATCTCACTTACAGCACCAGGACCAATAGCATTGAGTGTAGCTAATGATTCTGCGGACAAACCACCAGCAGCTAAGTCAGCCCCCAAGCCAGCAGCAGCTTCAGTACCGAACAAAGAACCAGCTAGCTGTGGTGCTGCAATCAAAGCAGCCATTGTGCCTATCAGTACTTTACCTAATCTATCAGTTGTCTTATTACGATCCAACACTCTTGTGGTAACTTCACCAGTAGCAGGATCTAAGAAGTCTGCCCTGTATTGTCCGCTACCAATACCACTCTGATCAGCATTAAGTGTCGAGATTTGAACACCACCATCAGGACTTCTGAAGGCTGTCCAGTTCCTACCACCAAAGTCTACAGAACCAGTTTTGATGTCGGATTGTATTCCAGGCTGTTCTTGGTTAGCTACTTCAGCATCCCATAACGAGTTCAATGATCGAAGCTGTGTACCTAAGAATTCTGTACTGCCTTTAAAGGCATTAGATACATCATTCAAGGTAGCTTTACCGCTATTAACCTGATCAACCCAATACTGTAAACCACCAGCATCAGGGGATCTTTGAAGCATGTTCTGATACAGGTTACTAATACCTGAAGTTACTTGATCAAAAGCAGTTCTTGAAGCGTCTTCAGACATTGTTAAAGGAGTGTCTTCTAAACCTCCCTCCATCATCCTAAACCCAGTATTCTGCTGAATAGCCATTATATGACCCTACCTGTTTTCACAAATACGTCCAATTGTTGAACGGAGATTGTTTCTGTTGCTATGTTAGCTTCAATACCTATCTGGAATACACCACCAGTACCACTAATCTGTCTTTCTACTTTACGAACAGATAAACCAGTGTTGTAACCTGTGTTGTATTCATCAATGTTGTACTGAGCAATGTTGTACTCAGCACGAGCTATTGTAGGTAGTGTGTATTGACCGCTTTTGTAGCTGTTACTGTAATCTGTAGCCCATCGAATATTGATAGTGGTGTTGTTACCGCCAATAAGAAGCATCGTCATCTTCTTAAGTATCTTAAATATTCCTGGTGATTGGGCATCAATGTTTGAAGTATAGTAAGAGAACGTATATGCTGCCCCATTGTCGCTTGCACCAGAGTATTGAGCTATATAGCCTGTTCTGCTAAAGTACAATTTACGATCACTGGTAGCACAAAACGATATCGGTGCTATTGTCCATGTAGTGACTTTACAGGAACCATCCTGTAGCCTTGACTTAACATCAAAGCAATAGATTATCTTTCTTGAAGGAAGACTTAATAAGTAGAAACCATCAGCATCTGAGTAAACAGACTTGATGTTGTCATCGTTACCATTGGTAGCAATGTCAGTGATCAAATCATTCTTGACATTACGAGAGATATCAAAGATCGGATTAGACTTCTCTTGAATAACCCTAGCTAGACTCTTAACACCACTATCGGACAAGAAGAAGATATCAGTGCCTACATCTTGTACTGTATCTCTACTGATACAACCAACACCATCAATGACTTCAATCAATGATAGGTTTGTTGTTGGGTCATTCTGAGCACCGTTGTATATGATGATAGACCGACGACAGAAGATGATAAGATAGCCGTTAAAGGCTGCTAAGGCTGTGATGGTATCAGTTCCGTTAGTCAATACCTTCTCAATATTGACTGAACCTGCTGTACCGCCTGTCCAAGCAAAACCCTGTAGAGAATCTGACCAAGTAACTGTACGTTTATCAGTGCTTGTGTCCGCAACCCATAGACGACCAAAAGCACTTAACACTTCATTAGCTAAAGGTACAGTACCACTGTAGCTACCATAAGCGGACATCAGTGAGTAAGTATTGGTGCTGTGTACGTAGATCAGTGGGTCATGACTACGTTGAAAGAAATAAGTAAAGCCATTGAAGTCTACTGCTTTCCAGTTCTGTGCTGTCCATGTAGTACCAGTGTACTTCAAGGTTAATGATGTTGTACCTGAATAGATCTTGTTATCACCAATACTAAGAATCTCTTTTGATCCATCAGTCTTGATGACTTCTTTGATCAATGCAGGCTCTGTGCTGTTGAAACCAGAAGAAGTATTGACTTTGACCCAACCACGCCTAGAAGCAATACGACCAAACTGATCAATAACAGCATTCTCTGCCTTAAGAGCATATTCCTTAGGCAGTGTAACAGAAGAGTCTTGGGTGTTAAGACCAAAAAAACCAGGAGCAACAACTGTTACTGGTTTAAGTTGATCAGCCATTATACTGCTTCCCAGAGAACTAAGTCACTCTCTCTACCAGCTTCAATAGAGATATAGTTAGCAAGCGTCTTACGATAAAGATCTGCTTGCTGATCAGATAGACGACCACCATCCTCTCCACGTTCATTGATAGCACGTAGGTAAGCACCTTGGATAACAACATCTGATGGTACATAGATAACATCAGTATCATTAACAAGATCTGCTTGAGGTACAATGCAATCAAACTTCAGTGTGTAAACTGCATCTGGAACAGGGAATACATCAACGGACAATACACCAGCAGAGCTTGTCGTAGCCATAGCATAGCTACTAGGACGACCAGTAGGGGCACTAAGAACATTTAAGTACATGTTCATCTCTGCTGCTGATAGCTGACGTAGATACCAGTGTGCAGCGGGTATGAAAGCATCTTCAATCTTAGTTCTTAGATTAGAACCAGACAAAGCATAATTCGTTGTTGATGCTGCTGTAGTGACTGTGATCGTTTGACGAAGCACAGACCAGTTCCAAGCATCTTCAACTTCTTTCTTAGCTTCATTGACCATATCACCAATGAGTTTAGAGTAGTCACTCTGAATAACAGCAACTACTTCATCCTCACGGATGCGCCTAAGAACGCCATTAACACAATCAAGAAAGGTAGCCATTACCATTTCACCTTATTGGCCCAGTAAGCCGCTGACATCTTACCTTTTGAGATGTTTTCTGCATGACGAGCTTTAAAGGCTTTGTTCCTTGCTGAACCTTCAGGAGAACCTTTAACACCTTGTTGTCCGAAGCGAATCGTCTTTACTTGATCACCGTCCTTTGCAACAACAATGTGAGATTTCGTAGGATGGTCCGGTGTACGCTTCGGTTTGTTGTACCCAGACACTCCTGCCCTTTCCAATCTAGAGTCTTTCATTTCTTCTTAGCAGTTTTAGCTGCCTCCTTGAAATTTTTAGCGGTTGGAGCACCTTTACTTCCAGGCTTCTTCATCTTCTCACCAGAGCCTTCAGCAATACGCTTACGCTTGGCTTGGATGTTAGCGTATAGTCCTGGTTTCACTTTGTTCTCTTTGCTTCTTTGGCTTTCATCATACACTTACCAGCTTTCTTGCACTTAGCTGGTGTAGGACATCCTGGACATGGTTTCATTATTTCTTTCCTTTCTTCTTAGTCATACCAGCCTCTGATAAGGCAATGGCAACTGCTTGCTTACGTGACTTAACTACAGGACCACCTTTACCGCTATGCAGAGTACCTTCTTTGTACTCACGCATAACTTTCTCAATCTTCTTTGGTTTTTGTTTCATCTTTCTTCCTTCCAAAGATCATTTGTACTGTATCTGTTTCCCATATCCTGATTGCAGTCCAGACAATGGTGAGGACAGCAGCCATTGCAGGCAGTAATTCAGCTAATGTACCTACAACAGTGATGATTGATAAAGCATCACCAACTTGTTTTACGTGTTCGTCTGCTTGGAGAGCCATCACACATCTCCGGTATTAGTTGACGGGAATGAACGTCCTGCTCCCCATATAATTCTTACTGCACCTACAGCACCATTACCACCTAAATATGGTTGATAGTTAGGATATTCTCCGGTTGCTCCACCACCACCATAAGCACCACCAGCACCTGATGCTGATACTGATGAAGTGCCTCCTGTAGCTCCTCCAGAACCACCTGTACCACCTGCTGTACCGCTACCGCCTGTACCGGATGATCCTTCACCTAGGATTCCTGTACCACCTCCACCCCCAGAACCACCACCAGAGGTTGTACCGCCTCCTCCACCACCAGCACCACCACCAGAGCCATTAGTACCGTTTATTAGATAATTATAACCACCATCACCACCATTGCCTGAATAGCCTCCAGCTCCACCTCCACCTAAGACTCCATTACCACCATTACCACCACCATCGCCAACATAACCACCACCTGTAGATGTTGTATCAACTACACCAGCACCACCACCATAACCAGCACAGGTTGATGTATTAACAAAGTAACTATCGCCTCCAGCAGTTCCGTTACCTGAATTAGATCCTACACCAGCAGCACCAACAACAACTGTGTAAGAGTTACCTGGAACAACGGTAATGTTATTCTTGTATCCTAAACCACCTCCAGCACCAGCACCCTTATTTCTGGACCCACCCCCACCTGCACCAATACAAACAACACAGATTGATTCAACACCAGGAGGAGGAACAAACGTGTATGTACCAGCAGTTGTGTAGGCTTGTTGTCCTTGTTTTAAACCACCAGAGCCTAGGAAGGCAGGAAGGGCTGTCATTTTACGTTACCTACAATCACAGCAAGTGACGAGGTTACGAACAAGATCGTAGCAATACCTCTGGTAGCTACTGTTGCTGAAGTCTTTGCAGAACTGATACCGCCAACATAAGCAGTAACAGCACTACAAGTAATTGTCATATCACCTGTGGTGTTGTTAAAGATGATAACACTATCACCAGCAGTGAATACGGATGTTGGAACTATGATAGAACCACCAGATTCTACTTGAATGAAGTTACCAGCATCTGCTGCTACTAACGTATACGAAGATGTCTTTGTAGAACCAGACTTCTGAATACCACGAACATTACCATCAGCATCAGCAATCGATGTCATACCACTCATCGTACCGCCAGTGATGGTTACGTTACTAGCATTCTGTGTTGCTATCGTACCAAGCGAAGAAGAATCCTGCTTAGTAGAGATAGCAGTTGCAATGTTGTCAAACTCAGTGTCAAAGTCAGAACCTTTGACAATCTTTCCAGCATTACCTGATGGTAGAGAATCTTTGGCAGTAAAGTTGGTTGTCTTCGTATAGTTAGACATTTCTAATCCTCTTTAGATTTCTTTACCTTAGTAGCCTTTTCAGTTTCTTCTTTCTTTTCTTCTTCTTCTTCTACTTCATCATAGTCAGGATGCTTACGCATCTGTGCTACATCATATTCAACCTCAACACCAATTACATTGTTGGACCACTTACATCTAAAGTAAACCATAATGACCTCTATATGTTGAAGGGGCTACAAAGCCCCTCCTTTTTATACGAACCTAGCTACAGCAATCTTGATCGTAGTGGATGCTAAGTTAACAGCACCACCAGTATTGTTGTTAGCAGCAATCGTTACCGTATCAGCAGCCGTGACATCAGCAGTAATACTGAGCCCAGCAACATCGACACCGAACGAAACACCAAGAACAACATCACCAAGAGCAACACCAGGAACCGTAACAGTATCAACTTGTGTTTCAGCATCAGCAACCGAGGCCAAGTCCAGCGTAGCTGTCACTGACCAAGTATCACTGAATAGACCACGAAACTGATCTGTACCACGACGAGAAACAACAGAAGTAGCAGCCATAATTATCTCCTTAGTTAGAGGGGCTGATTAGGCCCCTAATGTTATCAACCAGGGATAATGAGGGCGATACCAGCATCGTTACGAAGCTCTGCAACACCGTAAAGGGTGTCAGCAGTGTACAGCGTAGAGAGATACTCTTGCTTGTACTGAGCCTGTGAACGAACAGCCATCTGCTCTGCATGAACCATTGCATCCTTGTGGAACATCAAGCAAGCACGAGGAGCAGTACCAGAAGAGCTGTAAGCTGTGTCAGCGTTCGTAGAAACAAACACTTTAACACCGTATACATCACCGATCTGACCGT